CTAGGGCATGACCCCGTGAGGGAGTGTGGGGGTGGGCGCGTGCTGGCCCACGAGAACGTCCAGCGCGTGGAGAAAGGCGGTGTGGGTCCCGGCCGCCTGGGCGGCCTCGATCACCTCACCGAGGAACTCGTACGCCTGCTCGTCGGTCAGGTCGCTCAGCCACGGGAAGGCGCTGCTGTGCAGGCGACGGGGCTCCGCGAGCAGGTCGTCCCATGCGAAGTGGGGAGGGTTCCACAGCAGGGTCACGCCGTGCTCTTCGCAGTAGGCCCCCGTCTCGTCCTCGAACGGGAACTCATGGTCGCCATGGATGCACTTCGTCATCGTGCCTCCCTCATGGCCCGGCGCAGAGCGGCTCCCTCGGCGCAGCCCTGCAAGCAGTTCGGGCACTTCAAGACGTGGTCATAGAGGGCCTTGTACGCCCTCAGGTACTCATCGGTCATTGCTCCGTCCCCTGCGTCTTAGAGGTGAGCTGAGCCCACAGTCCCTGCCCGTCGGTGTTCACGCCGGAGAGGGCCGAGAGGCCGCTGATGATGCGGAAGCCGGGGCCGTAGCTCTGGAGGGCGCTCATCTCGACTGAGCCGGCCGCCGTCATCCGTGCGCGAGAGCCCGCCGTGGAGAGGGTCATCTCCACCACGGGGCTTCCCGTGGACAGGACCGAGACGAAAAGCTCGTTGGCCACCTGGGGCGCGTCCGGGTGCTCCAGGCGACAGGCCACCCATCGACGGACCGAGTCGGCTTCTACCGGATGCGCCTTGAACTCCCGGCGCCACGTATGTCCTGATTCGGGCATGCTTGTCCCTCAGCTCCGTGGCTTTCTGTGTATCACATACTCGCTTTCTGTTGCACAGATTGGCGGGCGGGGTTGGCGCTGGTCAAGCTGAACGGTGCAATATGTGTGCAACAGATTGCGGCGATCACTCGAAACGGTGGTGTGGCAGTGGAAAGGCCCGGGTACCTGCGGATCGCCGCTGAGCTGCGGAAGCGCATCTCGTCAGGGGAGTTCGGAATCGGGGATCAGATCCCGACCCTCCCGGCTCTCGCGGAGGAGTACGGGGTCTTGGAGACGACGGTCCGCAACGCCCTTGCGCTGCTCCGGAATGAGGGCCTGATCGAGACACGGGCCCGCGCTGGGACCCGAGTTCGCGAGCGGCCTCCGATCCACCGGCTGACCGCCGACCGCTACCGCAACAAGGCCGGGGTCCCCTCCACGCCGTTCACCCGGGACCAGGGCATCGGCTGGAGTGAGTACCGGCTCGACAAGAAGTACGAGCAGGTAGAGGCCACGATGGAGCTGGCGGCCCTCTTCGAATGCGAGGTGGGAGAGCCGCTGTTGGCCCGCCACTTCGTCTTCCACGACAACGACCAGCCCACCCAGATGAGCGTCTCGTACCTGCGCTGGAGCGACGTGGAGGGATCTCCGGTCGCCGACCCCATCCACGAGCCGTGGCCGGGAGGGACTCAGGCCCAGTTGGCCTCTATCGGCATCCGGGTCACTGAGATCACTGAGTCCTTCACCTGCGGGATGCCGACCGACCACGAGTCCAAGACGCTCAAGATCGGCTCCGGCGTACCGGTGCTGCGGTACACGCGGCGCCACATCGCCGAGGACGGCCGGATCGTGGAGGTGGCCCACCCGATCGTGAGGCGGGGCGACACGACCGTGGTGGACTTCGTCATAAAGCTCGACTGACCCTGAACGCACGAAAGCGCCCCACTCTCCCGGGAAGGAGAGTGGGGCGCTTGTGTGTAGGCTGGTCGTCGCACGGCAAGGCGTGACTGGACACCGCATGACGGGGCCAGGCGAGGCAGGACTTGGGAGGGACGTACGAGCCCTCAGAGGACCCACTCCTTCGGGACTGGGTCCTCATCCATGTGTCAGCCCTTCGGAACGTGCAGAGCTTCCCAGGTCGTCTTGCCCGGGGGCCACTTGGCGGCCGAGCCGGTGAAGCCCTGGAGCCGCTGCCACGCCTCGTAGGAGGCGACGTCGCCGGAGCCGATGGTGTCCTTGTTCGCCGAGGACTTGTACCGGTTGCAGCCGACCGCCACGAGGCGGTCGTGCATGCGGGCCACGACGGGGCTCTTAAGGCCCTTGGAGAACCAGGCGGCCCCGGGGAAGGGCTCGTACTGCTGCGCCGGCTCAGTGCCCGTGGGGCGGGGAGCGCCCTTCTTCACCCAGGCGTAGAGCGGGCCGCCAGGGCAGGAGGTCGCGTACCCGTCACGGTGGCCGAGGATCTCGTCCCCGGCGCCGTGCTGGCGGAGCAGCTCGATGCCGTCGCGTATCGCGGAGAGCATCTCGTCCGTGGGTTCGGTCAGGCCCTCGCTGCCCACCAGGCCCACGATGGCGTAGTGCGCGACGTTCAGCGGCTGGTTGCCATTGGCCCCTGTCCGCTTGCCGATGCCCCGGCCCTCCAAGAGGAACCCGTGGGGGCATGCCGCGTAGTTGTACGCCACGTCGGAGTAGTTCTCGCGGACGTTGGCCAGGTGGCTCTTCCGGATCGCCTGCCACTCGGCCAGGCACCTGGCGTGGTCCTTGAGCAGGTCGACCGAGACGGCCGTCCCCTCGTAGTGGACCTTCACGCCCTTGGTGGAGGTTTGGGTCGGAGCGGCCGAGGCGGGCCATCCGAGCTGGCGTCGTGTCACGAGCTTCATAGCGGCTCCTCAGGGGTCTGGCGGGCATGAAGAAGCCCTCCGGGCCAATGGCCGGGAGGGCGGGGGAGGAGAGGTCTCAGGAGCGCTTCTCGGGGTGCTCTCGCAGGTACCAGAGGTATGAGAAGAAGCGGACCAGGAGGAGAACGTCGATCGCGGTAAGGAACCCGATCGAGATGGCGCTGTCCCACCAGGTCTCGCCGGGTCGGGCACCGCGGATTCCCAGGAGCATGAGGGAACGCGCGTACAGCAGGCCGACGATGATGACCCACCAGGACGCGTTGATCTCGGTGACCCGGAAGAACCGCCGGGGGCGGTGCAGGACCAGGAAGCCGACCGATGCGGCGAGTCCGATCCCCAGGAGGACGTACAGGGTCAGGGTGTAGAGCACGGGGTCCTCCTCGTTCAGGCGTCGCGGTGGAGACGGCCGAGGACGATGCCCTCGATGAAGTCGCTGTAGGCGTTCGCCCTGTTGTGGGCCTTGAGCTGCTCCGTCACCCGGCGGCTCTCGTTCAGCCGGGCCTGGGCCTCAGGCATCCCGGCCTGGGCATCCTTGAGGGACTTCTCGGCGGCCCTCTTCGCGGTCTCCGACTCGGGAGACACCTGGTTCCGACGGGCGAAGGGCCACATCTCAGGCGCTCCCGGGGGCTGTTTGCGGCCGGTGGCCGAACTCTTCGAGGAGCCGGACCATGGCCTGGCCCTGCTCGTTGGCGACGTCGGCACTGGCCTGAGCGGCGGCGAGCTGCTGCCGCGTGAGCTGGTGGGCTTCGCGCTCCTTCTCGAAGGCGTCACGCCAGGCGTCCTTATCCGTCAGGAGGTTGGACATCACGTACTTCGGGACGATGACGCCGATGATCAGGAGGACGACGATCAGGCCGACGACGCCGTACTGGGCGAACTGCCCGAGCAGCTTGCCTATGTCGGGCCCGCCGCCTGCCTCCTGGGCTACGGCCAGGGCCCTGATCAGCTCAGGTACCACGGGGTCTCCTTGCGGGGTCTGCGCAGGAAGATCCGGCGCGGGTCAGGACATGCGAAAGCCCCGGCCGGGGGACCGGGGCTTCATGGCGGATCAGCGGGCGGCGGACACGTTCTCGTCACCACCACCATCGGGGAACTGGTGCCAAAGGGCTTCTTCGGCTTCGGTGAGCACCCGCTCTCCGTTCGCCTCGACAAGCGGCACCCGACTGTCCATGCCAGCGGACGTCAACTCCTCAGGGGTCCTCAGGTCGAGTTCGCAGATGGGGCAAAAGAACCTCCTGGGGAACGCCTCGCCAGGCTTCCCGCTCGTGATCAGGACCGGAGGGCCGGTGAGCAGCGCTCCGAGGTTGCCACAGGCCGGGCACTTGTGTGGAAGGAGCACGGTTCGGCTATTAGGCCAGGTCATAGCCACATTGATCGAGCGCTCCTTCAGGAGCGCCTCCATGGCGGTCTGGGGAAGGGCCTGGGCCCGCTGGGCCACTCGATAGCGCGCCTGTTCGACGAGCCTGCTGAAGTGACGGGCGGCCTTCTCCCCAGCCTCACTCAAGGTCAGCTCCACCAGGCCATAGTGAGGCCCCCAGTAGTGCTCTGGGCCGGATCTGCCCCAGGCCGTCAGCAACGTTGTGCTCGTTCCCACGAACTTGGCCAGGGCGTCGAAAGACCCATCATGCGCAGCCGTGAGATGAGCGACACCGTTCCGTAGCTCGATCAGTTCGTCCAGCTCAGTGTCCTTGGTCTGCGGGAGAACGCCGAGACGCTTGAGTCGGGCGATGGCCGTCGCCGCTCCGATGGTGCGGATCTTCTTTCCCTGCTCCAGGCCAGCGATCTGGAAGAGGGCGTCTTCGTTCCCGTTCCCCTTCGTCTCCAGTAGGAGGAAGGGACTCTTCTGTGCCAGCACCGCCTTGGCGAGTCGCTCGATGCTGACGCCCGCGTGCAGGAGGAAGACCTGTTCGTCGTCCTTCGAAAGAGCGTCCAACGCAGACTGCGCGAACTGTCTGGCACCCGGGAACAGCTCGCCGAAGATCCTGTTGACATCCACACAGGGACGGTAACCGCCCCTGTAGTACAGGGCGATGGAATTTAAAAAGACCCGGCCCCAGGGCGAACCACACCCAGGAACTCCCGGGGCCGGGGGCTTGTGGTCAGTCGTTGTGGGAGTGGCCGCCGTCCTCGCCGTGCGAGTGGCTGTGGCCCTGCTCCTCCGCCGGGGCGAGCTGGGCCCGCAGGGAGGCGTTCTCGGTTTCCAGGGCGCTCACGTGGCGGCGGGTGAGGTGCAGCTCCAGGACGGTGTCCCGGTACTCCTCTACGAGCTGCTCAGGGGTCATCTGCATGGTGTTCTCCAAGGGGTGTGGTTCAGCCCGGATCAGGCCGGGGCGATGGTGGTGACGGTGCCGGACGATCCCCGGTACTTCAGGGCTCCGGCCTCGACGTACAGGACGCCGCCGCTGGTGGGGTTGGCTGTGGGGACCGTCGTGGCGTTGGCGATTCCCAGCACGCCGACGCCCGCGCCCACCGAGGTGGTATTGATCAGGAGGTTGGTACCGACCGAGAACGCGGTGTCCGTCTTCAGCCGTCCGGCTGCCGATCGGTACAGGTTCGCGTCACGCGTGGCCGTGCCGTCGCCCCACTCGGTCTTTCCGTCAGCGAACACGACGAGGCGCCTGTTGGCGTCGCCGATGACGTTCGCCTGGTACGCCCGGTCGGTGGTGGCCGTCATGACGGCGTCGAAACCGGCCGCTGCGCCCGGGGAGGACGACGGCTGAGCAGAGAAGCCCTGCACCGCGTTGGTGCCCCACACCAAGGCGAGACGCGCCCCCTTCGCGGCGGGCGATCCGGTGGTGATCTGACCGTCCGCGCGCTGGACGAACAGGGCGGTTCCGAGCTGAGATCCGTCGTCGGCATAGCGCAGGAGCTGGAAGTTCGTGCCTGCGTTGCCAGTGGACTCGGTGTCCGTGTTGGCCCGGAAGCCCCAGCGGCGGCCGGAGTTCTGCATATCCGAGGAGATGGACAGCAGGACGTCCTTGTTCACCGTGTTGTTGCCGCCGATCCGCAGCGCGGTGTTCTGCCCTGCGTAGTCGCCGCTGGTGATGTTCTGGGCTCGGATGGAGAAGTCCGCCAGGTTGGTGCGAATGTTTGTCCACGCGATGCCGATGGTCGTGGTGTCGACCGCGTTGCTCAGCTTCGACTGGTCGATGAAGGGGATCTCCAGGCGCCCCTGGAGCGCACCGGTAGCGTCGGCGACCTCCAGCTCCCAGTGCCCGTGGACCGATCCGTGGTCGTTGGCCTCGTAGTGCGCGCCCTGCCAAACCACCGGCTTCCACGAGACGCCCGTGGAGAGCGGGTCGCGGGTGGTGGCGTCGTACCCACCCTTCTTGTTCGAGGTCTGCACCGGGATGTAGAACGCCTGCATCGTCTTGGCGTCCGAGCGCATCATGAAGTGCCGGATGTTCTCGCCGAAGCTGCCGACGTTGGCGCGCTGGTACGAGTAGAGGTTGAGCCGGCCGGTGGAGTCCGTGCCGGTGCCGTCGTCGTCCCCGCCGATGTACGAGGAGCCGATGATCAGGCCAGCATTCTCGGAGCGGCCCGCAATGCCCTTGGGCAGACTCGCGTAGCTCGGGCTGCCGCTGCCCAGATTGACCGTGGCCGGGCCGGTGGTGTTTACGACGCCGCCCACGGTGAGGTCGGATCCCGTGCCCGAGAGAACGACCGGACCGGTGAAGGTGTCACCAGCGAGGTTCGCTTTGTTCGTCTGGAGGTCGTCGATGGCGTTGCCCAGGTCTGTCGCCTGCATCAGGGCCCGCCCCCCGGAGAAGCCGAAGTCCAGGTAGATGGTCGTGACGCCGTCCGGCCCGTAGAAGCCGATCACGGAGTACGAGTCGGACGTCACGGTGGTGATCGGCGTGCCGCTCAGGTCGGTCAGGTCAGTGATCTGGGTACCGCCGGAACGGGCGTCCCAGGCAGTTCCGACCGAGCCGGGCTGAAGGACCAGCGAGGTCCCGGACTGGGACACGGTGACATCGGCCGGGGAGAGGCCGAACAAATGACGGGCCATGGCCCCTCCTTGATTCTGTGAGTCGGGGGTCAGGCCGCTTCGAAGGTGCCGGTGATCGTGAGGATGTCGCCGTTCTGGATGTTGAAGGGCGAGTTGGTCAGGATGTTCCGGCTGTTGATCCCGCCGCTGGTGCCGGAGATGCCCTCGGAGAGCGGCACCCGGATACGCGCGATCTTGTTGTTGGCCTCGGTCGGGAACGTCATGCCGGTACCGACGAAGGAGAGGCCGCCGTTGGCAGTGGCCTGGCTGAAGGCGACGTTGAACAGATCGCGGGTGGAGCCCTGGAGTGTGAAGGGCAGCGTCACGCGGATGGGGTCGTCGTACGCCGGAGGGTTGCCGGTGGGTTGGAGCTGGATCTTGACCCAGTAGAGGTTGCCCGAGATCCGCTTGTACCGGCCGATGTTCGTGCTGCCCGAGCCCCAGCTGATCGCGGTCCCACCGGCGTCCCACACGGGCGTGTAGGTGCTTGCGGCAGGGTCCTCGGCGGTGCCGAGGTACTTCCAGCTCGTCCCGTCGCCCAGGTACACGTCCGAGCCGTTGTCGACGTGGAGCTGCCCACGGACCGGGGGACGGCGGTACGCGGCGCTGCCGACGACCGGGGGGCGCCCTACGAACCAGCGGACGTCCGTGACTCCCGCCGGAGGCACGACAGACGCTCCAGCAGCCACGGTGACCCGCGCGAGGGGGATCTCCCAGGTGCCGTTGAGGGTCTGCGTCAGGGACGGGAAGCTCGTGCCGCCCGTCTTGTACTGCACCGTGGTGGCGTCGGCCGATGGGTCCCGGCGCAGGACAATCAGGTCGTTACGGGCCGAGCCGCCACCGGAGTTGGTCGGGACGCTGACGTTGAGCGCGGCGGTGTTGGCGTAGTACGTGCCCTGCACCACGGCCTCTCCGGCCCCCAACGAGACGGTGGAGGCGTTCGAGGCAGTGACCTTCAGGTCCGTGCCGTTCTCGCTGGTGGCGAAGACACCGTCCACCTGGAACATCCGGAAGTAGCTGGACCACTGGTCCTCGGTGGTGATCTGCGAGGAGCCGAACGGGAAGGACGACTGAGTCACCGAGACCTCCAGGTCATGAGGGCTTCCTGGTTTCCAGGCGCCGGAGCTTGTTGAAGATGCGGGCGATGTACTGGAACTGCCGGGCCAGGACGTCCTGGTTGTTCGTGGAGTCCGAGGAGCCGATGACGGCCTTAGCGAGGTATCCGCCCTGCGCGTCGAAGCTGATGCTGACCTCGCGGACCACGTCGGCGAAGAAGTCGCCCTTGACCTGGCACGAGACCTGGTCGCCCACCGTGTAGTCGCGCCCGAACTGGAGGCGCGGGGTGTCTATGGGCGTCATGGTCAAGTTGCCCTGGGCCGCGCCGGAGGTCAGGGCCTCGTTGGCGGCCTGGTTCATCTGGGCCGTGAGGTCCACGGATGCGGTGTCGACGCTCGTCAGGTCGACGAACTGCTCGATCCACGGGCCGGGGAAGGCCGCGTCCGCCCGGGTCGTCACGGAGACCACGCGGGGGCTGCTGCCGCCTCCCGCCACCACGACGGCCTTGGTGCAGGTCGGGGCGGTCACGGAGTACGAGGCGTCCGTTAGGTTGCCCAGGCCGAAGGAGAACTTGGCGGAGGCCGAGAGGTCCGCCGGCTCATAGACCTGGAACTGGAGGTTGCTGCCGACCTGGACGATCCGGAAGCCCAGGCCCGCCGTCTTGGCGATGTCCTGGAGGGCCGTCAGCAAGTTGTCGAACTGGTTGACCTGCTTGGTGATGCTCGCCCCGTGGGCGCCGTCAGCGGCCAGCGTCAGGTTCGAGATCTTCCGGGCCGCCTGGGCTCCCGGCCCGATGTTCAGGTTCACCAGGGCCCGCATGGCCGTCTCGGCCACGACCCCCGAGATCTTGTACACCGAGTCCGTCTGGGAGCCCGGAGCAGCCGTCGGGTTGGGCCAGCAGGTCGCCCCGGCCAGGAGGGTCATGTCGTCGACCCCGTTGACCGTCAGGGTGCCGCTGCCGCCGTCGTTGTCGGAGCGGGTCCAGTTCGGCTCCCGGATGGGGCCGGACATCAGCACGTCGGCACCGCGACGGATCACCAGGCCGTTGCCCGGGACGAGCAGATGGGCCTTGGGGGAATCCGCGGCGATGTTCAGGACGTACGCCCCGACCGCGTTGAAGCGCGGCGTGATGGTCAGCGCGGTGAAGTCGTCGACCACCCCGACGATGTCCAGGCTGTCGTCCCGGACTTGGACGGTGACACGGGGCTGGTCGAAGGCCATCTCCACCCCCTACGCGGTCAGGAAGCGCGGCTGGTAGTCGAGCTGGACCGTGGTGTTGCTGTCCGTACCGACGAGGGTCAGCGAGACGTCGTTCTCGCCGGGCTCCAGGCCCCACAGGTCTGAGTCGGTGGCTAGGTTGGGCCACCAGTTCTGGCTGGAGTTCAGGACGGCCGTCTGGACGCGTTCACGGGTGTCGACGACCAGGACGTCCGAGGAGCCGAGAGAGGCCGTCACAGAGAAGTTCAGGCCCGTTGTGTTGTTCGTGATGACCGCTGACGTGGCTGGGCCGTGGATCGTCCAGACCGGGAAGCTCGTGGCGTCCCCCGGGTTGTCGATCGTGGTGTTGCCGAGGACCTGGGAGTCCCGGACCTTCACCGGCAGGACCGGAAAGAAGCTCCCGGTGGCCCCGGCCGCGTACTCCTGGTGGACGGCCGCCCCGAGCCAGTACGGGCTGGGGCAGGAGAAGGTCAGGCCGACGGTCTGCCAGTGGAGACCGGAGGTGTCCTGCCCGAAGTCGCCTTCCGCGCCGGAGACGTAGTACGCCTCGATGCTGCGGAAGGAGCCGTCCGACTCGGTCAGGGTCAGCGTGCCCAGCCCCAGGGAGGGATTGAGGGTACGGAAAAAGGACCGCTTGCGGGCCATGAAGCCGGAGCGGTCGACGTCGAAGAAGGCCAGTGGGAGGAAGACCTCTCGGGCCTGGGCTCGAAGCCCTCGCAGGGCGTTGCCGTCGATGCCCGGCGAGGCGTCGGTGTAGAAGTCGTACCCGGGCAAGTCCAGGCCCCGGATACCGGGCTGGAGGACCCAGCCGCTCTCCCAGTCGGACAGGAGCGTCGTGCGCCCCCTGGCGTCCGTCCAGGAGAGGCTGGGCACCTCCAACGGCTGTACCGGTGGCGGGTTGATGCCGCCCGGGAGAACGATCCCGGAGGGGCGTACGAAGATCGGCATGCGTGCCCCTCCGGGATCTGATCAGGCGACGAGCGGGCTGTACAGCGCGTGGCTGTCTCGAAGGGCGTCCATGACGGTCTGCCGGGTCGGCTTGTCCGTCGTGTGGGCGTTGAAGATGACCGTCCTGCCCTGCTCGGCTCGCTGTGCCGGCTCAGTTGCCACGCCGCGCTGGACGGCCGTGGCCATCCGGTTCGAGCTGGAGACGATGGCCGCGTGAGTCGCGTCCATGCCCATGACCAGGCCCTGGCCGACGTGCTCGCCGATCTCGGCCATGACCCTGGACGGGGACTTGATCTTCAGGGCCTTCTTGATGGCCGCCTGGATCTTCTTGGCCAGGTCGGACATCGAGTTTTCGATGGCCTTCTGCTGGGCCTTGAGCCCGGTCAGGAAGCCCTTGCCCGCCTGGCTGCCCGCGTCGTACATGATGTCCGCTGCGGAGTTGCCGTACGACGAGCTGACCTTGGCGATCTGGGACTGGGCGCTGTTCAGCGCCTTGAGCTGATCCGGAGTCGCCTTCACCAGAGCAGCGGCGTAGGCCGCTCCGCCATCCGGGCCAGCCGCGATGATCTGACCGATCAGGTCCTTGGACAGGCCCATCTTGGCGAGCTTGGCGACGTTGCCCGAGAAGGTCTTGAGCTGGCCCAGGCGAACCTTCAGGCCCGAGAGGATGCCTCCGGCGTCGAAGGTGTTCCCGCCGTTCGGCAGGGAGGTCATCGACGCGAAAGACAGCCCTGCGGCCTTCTGGTCCTTGGCCATCTGCTGGCCCGCCGCGAGGGACGACGCCACCTTGTCCCGCTTGGCAGCGAGGTCCAGCAGCTTCTTGGTCTGCTGGTTGAGCGTCGCCACGAGGCGGTTGTCCGTGGACCCGCTGAAGGTTGCCCAGATCGACTTGGCCAGGGACGCCGACGTCGACTTGATCTGATCCCGGGACCCGGTGAGTCCCTTGATCAGGCCAGCACCGATCTCCTTCGCCAGCGCCTGCATTTTCTTCGAGGGGCTGGCGATCTGGAGTTCGGTACGGACGCCTGCTTCAACGGCAGCCGCCATGACCCGGGCAGCGTCGTTGACCTTCGACATGCCGTTCGTCATGCCGCTCGCGAGGCCGTTGGCGACCTCCGAGCCCGCGAGACCGCCGGATGCCAGTCGGCTGATGCCAAGGGACCCCTGGTTGACCGCGTTCAGGAACGCCATGCCGTACTTGGCGACGCTCTTCGCGCGGATCACGTACTCGCCGTTGGAGAGCATCGCCGGAATCGAGTCGGACGTACCAGTGCCCGGACCGCGCACTAGGCCGCTGGGATTCCCACCGGCCGCCAGCTTGATCGGCCCTCCACGCGCACGGAACTTGGGCGCGTTCTGTGCCTCGACCTTCTCGTAGACGGTCTTGACGTAGGTCGTCGCCGTCTTGCCGTCCAGGCTGTCGAGCTGGCCCCGGGCAGAGCGGATCTTGGCTTCCAGGTCCTTGATGGTCGCCTTCAGCGCGGACTGCTTCGACGGTGGCACCGTGGCCAGCTTCCGCTTCGCCTCGGCGAGCTGATCCGACCAGTTGTTGATGTTCAGCTTCAGCTTGCCCGCAGCCAGCTTCGGAGCGGTCGACGCAGCGAAGTGGCTGGCCTTGGACTCCGCGGTGGTCAGGCCCTCGATGTAGGAGTCCTTGAAATCTCCGAACGCCTTGTCGGCGGCCTTCAGCTTCCCGCCGATGCCCGGCACCCATCCGAACGCCAACGCGGCACCGTGCGCTACCCCGCTCAGCGCGCTCAGGATGCCGCCCGAGACGAGCGTGAACGCATGGATGATCGTCGGTGCTGCGGTGATTGCCGCGCTCGTCATGTCGATCACGGCGTTGCCGAACTGGCGGGCGCCTTCGAGGATGCCGATCTTGTTCGCGGCGATGGCCTGGTTCAGGCGCTGCAACGGGCCGACCGCCCCGTTGACGGAATCACCGACCGGTGCGAACGCGCTGAAGATCGCAAGGCCCGTGTCCCGCAGGGTTGGGCCGATAATCGCAGCGATGTCGCGGACCGACTTGAGTCCGAAGGTGATGTCCTTGAAGACGGGCCGCAGCAGCACCATCGCGCCGCGTATGGCGTCCATCGCACCCGTGACGATCGACCCGGACAGTGCGAACTGTTCACCGAAGACGGGGCCGAGGTCGCGGGCCACCTCGCCGGACAGCCGGCCGAGGCCGCCGAGCACGTCGTCGATCGCAGAGAACAGGCCGTCCAGCATCTTCGCCGCACCGGGGATCCCGGCCCTCAAGCCGCTGAACATGCTGGGCAGTCCCTTGCTCAGCAGGCCGCCGATGCCGTCGCTGAACGCACGCAGGGTCGGACCGCTAGCGGCGCCGAAGTCGAGCAGACTGCGGGTGAAGGGGCCGAGCGAGGATGTCATCTCGCGGACGAACTGCGAGCCGAGCTTCAGGTTGGCCTGCAAGTCGTCCTGGAAACCGGAGTCCTTCAGCATCCGGCCGACGCCCTCGGCAGCATCTCCGAAGGCCTCGCCCATCTCGGTCATGTGCTTGCCGAGGATCTTGACCACCGGCCCGGCATCCTTCACCGCCCGGGTGAAGCCGGGAAGCATGGCCTTCTGGACCTCGCGCCCGATCGGCGCGAACTCCTTCTTCAGTCCCACGACGGCCTTGGTGAAGGCGCGCTGCGCGGGGCTGAGCTTCTTGAGGGCCTCCTCGTACTTCTTCTGGTCCTTGCCCGCCTGCTCCAGCGCGTCGCCGACCCCGGCGAACCCGAGCTTGAGGGTGCCTGCGGCGAGCCCCGCCCCGGCCATCATCGGAACCAGGGCACCGAGAGCGGGGAGCGCGGACAGGGCGGCGGCCACGCCCACGCCCTTCAGGGCCCCCATGAGGCCCCCGGCCCCACTGGCCGAGCTGAGGGACTCGGTGGCCCGTGAAGCGGCTCCAGAGGCGTCGTCGGCAGCCCGGCGGAAGTCGAGCAGATTGCTCCGTGCCTCGTCCGTCCGGAGGTTGACCGTGACGGTTTGCGTTCGCGCCCGGGTGAGGAGCGCGAGATCGTCGGCCGCCACACGGGTGTCCGCGTCGGCGTTGATGGAGACCGTGCGGGGCCGCGTCAGGTAGTTCAGATCGGCCTGTACGGCCCGGTAGGCGCCCCGGTCGATGACGGGGCGGATGGTGACGTCCAGCGTCCCCTGGAGGCCGCGCAGCTCGGTGGAGAGCCCGGCCTTCATGGCCTGGCCGTACCGCTTGCCGATCTGGTGGCCCTTGGAGGCGGCAGACGCCTCGGCCGTGTCCAGTGAGCGACGGAGAGCGTTGTCGATGCCCGAGAAGTCGAGCGCCTGGGTCATCGACCGGGACAGGGTGCGTCCCAGCTTCTGGCCCAGGCGCTCCATGGCGGGCGTCAGTGCGGCATCGGCCTGAGCGGCGAAGCCCGAGGTTTCGGGGACGATGCTCACTTCGACACGGCCGACGGTGGTGGTCATCGCCCCTCCGATTCAGTTGTCGGGCGGGGCCTGGCCTTCACCGTCAGGAAGCCGCTGTTTCTTCGGCAGCCACCCGTTGGTGCTCCGCGAGGGCAGCCGCCAGCTTCTTTGCGTACTCGGTGTCCTGAGAGCCGGGCTTGGTGGCCTCGTGGTACTTGCGGGCCCGTTCGGCCCGTGCCACGGCAAGCTCCCGGTCCGCCTCGATCTGCTCGGGGGAGCGGCGGTCCGGCTCTTCCCACAGAGGGAGGTCGGGGACCTTGCCCTCGATGTGGTGTCCGGCCCAGGCGATGCGGGCTTGGAACTGCGCCACGGCGAGCAGCTCCCGCAGCATGTAGTCCGATTCGGTCCAGCGGCGGCGCCCATGGTCGCCAGCCATGGCGGACTTGGTCATGGAGTCGTACGGGAGGGCGAGCACGAACTCCCACAGCTCCAGCCAGGACATGGTCCCGGTGCCGGACTCATTGCGGTGGAACTCGTTGAGGGACCGCCCGGGGAAGTACCGGGCGATGTCCGCTCGCAGGTCGGAGGGGTGCTCCTCGATCAGTCGGAGGAGCTGGTCGATTCCCCCGTGCTCACACCGGCGTCGGCCTGGAGCGCGTCGAAGATGTCGAGCAGGTCACCGGTGGTGAGCCCCAGCTCGAAGAGCCGCTCGGTCTTCTCCTTGCCGAGCAGGATCTCCGTCTGCGCGATCAGGTCGTTCTTGTCGGGGAGCGACTGGATCTTCTTGTACGTCGCGATCGGGAGCCAGTTGAACAGGGGGAAGACGAACTTCTCGTCCTCCACGATCACTTCCAGCTCCTTGGTGCCGGTGGCCTCCAGACGCTGGGCGCGCAGGGTCTCCAGCTTGATGCGCTTGCGGTTGGGCTGAGTCATGTCGGCACTCCTCGTGCTCTCGCGGGTCTGCGCGGGTCAGGGGAAGCACTGGCCGAGGAGCAGACCCGCGAAGGACTCCCCGGCCAGTGGATTGAGGTGGACGCATGGGGACTTCACGGCAGAGGCCGTGATTCACTGCGCGTCCAGAAGGGGTCAGGCCGGGAGCGGGACCTTCCCGAGCATGTAGTTGATGGCGCTGACGCCGGACGCAGCCTCCAGGGCGGTGAACGTCAGGTCGTAGCTGACGGTCTGGTCCGCCTTGTAGACGATGTCGCCCTTCGCGGTGACCTCGGCACGGGCGACGGTGATCCGCTTCGGGTAGTCGCCGTCGATCACGTCCATGCCGAGTGCGTAGTACAGCGGCTCCGGGTTCTCCGGCTCGTTCCAACTGATGAACTGGGTGTCGCCAGTGCCGGACGAGGTCATGTCGGCGATGTCCACGCCGTAGAAGAGCGAGACCGTGTGGGCCTTCGTCTCCTGCGTGACGATCTTGAAGGTGTTGGTCCGGTTGGTGATCTGGGTCCGGAGGGGGCGCTTCCTGCCCCAGCCCTTGAACTCCTGGCGGTCCTCGTTGAGGGATTCCGTCAGGCCGTCCTCGGTGCAGTAGCCGAGGTCGATCCAGTTCGCACCCCAGGGGGTGTACGGCTCGGTGGGTGCGGTGGTGCCGACCGGGGCCACGTAGACCGCGCCCGTGACGCCAACCCTCACCTGCGTGTTGTCAGCAGACATGGATTCTTCTCCTGTGGTTGTCGCCATCACGAAGACGGGCATGGCCAGTTCCGTTCGAGGCGGGGATGCCTGACAGGCCGGGATGGCCCATGGCGTCGCGGGTCAGACAGGGCGAACGCGGAGGCCGACGATCAGGCCGATCCGCGTGACGTTGGTGTTGGGCTCCTCGGGGCGAACCGCAGGGCCCGTCTCCTCCCAGGTGCGCAGCACGAAGCCGCCGTCCCGGGAGGTGCCGTGCATCTGCTCGAAGGCGGCACGGACTTGGGCGACCGCGTCAGTGGCGGCCACCCGGCTGGACGTGTTGGCGCCCTCAGTTGCGTAGACGTCCAGGGAGATCCGGGCCTCGTCGTGGAGGCTCCGGCCCTGGGAAGTCCTGGTGACGCGTACGCCCCCGATGCGGTTGACCCAGATGAAGGGGAGCGCCTCGGTGAAGGCGCCTCCGTCCGGCCGCACGGTGGAGGCTTCGTACCCGAGCACTTCGAGCAGGTGGTTCACGACCATCTGCTCCGTGTCCGGGAAGACCAGAGAGGTCAGGGGAACGGTCACCGCGGCCTCCTGGTCCTGCTAGTCGGCCGAGGTCTTGCCCCGGCGCTTGACGGGCTCCGGCGGGGCCTCAGTGGCCTCGTGCGGGGCTTCGGGGGGTTGGACGACCTCGGGGAGCCGCCCGAGCCGGAGCACAGGCTCAGCGCCCTCCAGGTGGCCGATGCCGCTCTGGACGAGATCCCTGACCTCGTCGTCGCGGACCTCGACCACGTCACCGGGCCATCGGCCCTTGTACGGGAAGGTGAGCTTGAAGGTGGCCATGGATCAATCCCTTGCGGCATCGAGTGCGGTGGCGATCGTGTTGTGCGGGGCCTGCTCCCGGGTGCCGAGTTCGACGTACACCGAGTACTCCAGGTCGGAGACCACGAGGATCTCTCCGTCGGAGCCGTCCTCGGCGTGAATCGAGTCCCGGAAGCGACCGGAGTCCACGGGGGCAGTCGCTTGAGCGACGTCCACCACGCGGCCGGCTCGCTCGTGCAGGTCCTGCTGGACGAAGTCCTCGAAGCCCAACGCCTCGATCGCGACCTTGTTGGGCTGGAAGGCGCCCATCAGCCGGTGACCTCTCGCAGGACGATCCGCATGTGGTCGAGCTGGGCGATGGGCCCGGCTCCGCGCTGGACCTGGGGCTTGCCGTGAACCCTGTACGTGACGCCGTCCACCTCGGCCTGGTCGACAGCTGTGACGACGGCCTCGGGCGGGAGGAAGACCTCCAGGTCGGTGATGACCTGATCGCCCTGCTGCTCGGTCTCGGTGGAGCTGAGGAACTGCACGCGGGCTCGGTAGGTCGTCCGCTCCGCGTCGGACCAGTCGACGACCCGGTTGTTCTGGCGGTCCCTCGTGGCTTCGGGCCGGGTCAGGATCGTCACGTCGTCAGTGGGGAGGAGCAGCATGGCTCACCCCCAGACGCGCGGGAAGACGGGCAGGAGCCCCTTCACCTGGAGCAGGTCCAGCAGGTCCTGGGAGACCCGGGGGGTCGTCCCCTTGCCGTCACGGCCTCCTAGGGCCCGGACGATGCTCTGGTTCCCCAAGGTCATGGAGGCCACGTTGGCGTTGGCCCCCGTCTCGTCTCCAAGGGCGCCGATGTACTGCGCTTGGATGCAGACGGCCTCCCGGAACACTGCCGCGAGGGCGGGGTCCGTGGGGAGGCCGTCTGCGTTTGTCTCGTACACGGCTCCGGTGAGGAGCCTGTCGAGCTTGGTGGACGCTCGGTCCAGGAGCCGGGAGGCGTTGGCCGGGACCGGATCCGGATCGAGGTAGTCGGTGAACTCCTCCACCGTGGCGTACGCCATGGCGGCCTCCTTCCTGACGTCAGAGCGACAGGCAGGCGACCGTCACGGAGGCCACGGCGCTGAAGTCGACGAACACGGTGTCCGTGCCGTCCGGCTGCTCGTAGTCGTCCGGGAAGGGGCCGAAGAACCTCTCGGCACTGGCGGCCACCGTGGCGGTGGGGGCGGTGACGGCCTGGCCCTGCACGGTGCGACCGATCTTGAGCGTCACGGTGATCGAGGCCCCCGAGGCGTTCTTGACGTGGAGCACCTGCTTGCCGCTGGAGCGGAGGGAGACCCCCGCCACGTCCGGCGTCACGTAGGTCGCGGTCAGGCCGGTGGTGGCGAACCGCTGCGGGGTCAGCGCAGTACGCGCCATGGTTGTCCTCCTTGGAGGCGGCTGACGCCGCTACTGGACCTTGATGTTGCGGAAGACGGCCGCCGCCTTGGTGGCCTTGAGGACCACGGCGATCGGGCCCATCTCGACCTCGCCCTTCTTCACGGCGCCGGCGGTGGTGAAGTCCGGGAGGTAGGTGGAGACGATCTGGCCACCGACCGTGGTGACGCCGTGGAAGCCGTCCAGGCCCATGCGGACCGCGTACAGGTCGGTGAGCCCCGAGACGGCGCTGTTGCCCGTCTGGGCCACCGCGACGGCCGGAGAGGTGCCACCGGTCAGGGAAGCGCCCGAGGCGGTCACGCCGACCGACAGGTCCGCGAGGTCACCGGTGAAGGTGAGGGTCTTCACGGTCGTGCCGGAGACGGTCGCGTTGCCGGTGCCCACGTTGGAGAGGCCGGTGATTGCGCTCTGCACGGTGGAGGCGTTGGCGTTGTACGCGATGCCCGAGGTGGTCTGGGTGCTGCCGCCGACGGTGACGCTCACCGTGTAGGTGCCGCCCGTCGGGGACCCGGTGACCTCCAGGGTCCAGGTCGAGCTGTCCGGGTCCCGGGTCTCGATCGGGATGATCGGGGCCGAGGTGCCGGGCTTCTCGCCGGGGTCGACGAACACGATGTTGCCGTACTGCTCGCGCACGATGGGCCGGCCGCCGGGGCCGAGGAGACCGTCCACCGGGCTCTGGACGTACTGACCCGCACGCCGGGCGAGCGCACGCACACGGGCCAGGGCGGTCTTGTTGCCGAGGACCATGGTCGGAGCGCCGTCCAGCAGGGAGAGCCACTCGTCCAGCGTGTCCAGGGCCACCTGGGCCGAGGCCGGGTTGGTGTCGAAGTCCGACCAGTTGGTGGTCTGGGTCGCGCGGAACTCCGTGTCGGAGCCCCGGAGCGCCTTGTCCAGGCCGTCGAAGCCGTTCTCCGCGTCGGCGTCCTCGCCGCCGTCCACGTCGCCGTTGATGACGGCGTCCTGGAAGCGGGTCTTGGTCGCCTTGATCTTCTGGGCCATGTTCAGCGCCACGGCGCCGGACGCGGCCGGGCCGACCTTGGCGATGACGCGGTCAACCTCGAAGCTGCCACCGAGGACGGCCAGGTCGACGCTGTAGCGCTGCGTCTGGACGTTGCTCGGGGCGTACTCGGTGTTGAGCGCACGGAAGGCCGCGGTGGGCTGGGTGACCAGACGGCGGTAGCCGTAGGTCAGGGTTGCGCCGCCACCGGCAGGGTTCACGACGTCGTCGAAGGTGAGCGCGTCCAGGACGGCGCTCTCCTTCCGGAACTCGTCGATGACCTGGACGTCTACGGCGTCCGTGGCGTTGTTCTTCGCCTCGCTCAGGGTGACGGGCATGGGTTCTTCCTTTGATCAGTTGCCGCGCATCCGTGCTGCCACGGCGTCGGCGAGGTTGGTGGGCTTGCGGGCTCCTTCGCCGCGCCCGGACATCTCCGTCCCGCTACGGGCGGGAGGGGCGGGGGCGGTCTTGAGCTTCGGGTTCGACTCGACAGCTGCCTTGATCGCGTCGCCGACCTTCGTGGCGAAGTCGTCGGCGTCCGGGTCCAGGTCATCGACCTGCTTCAGGAAGCCCCGGCTGTCGAGCAGGGCGTCCGCGTCCGCGCTGTGCTTGGTGGCGGCTCGGTACACCGCCAGCTCCACCGCGCTCTGTCGGGCCTTGCCCTGCGTGGCGGTGAGCTGCTGTGTGAGCTTCTCGGCGTCCGGCTTGCCGTCGTCGAGCTTGATGCCCGCCTTCTCGGCCAACTGGGCCAGCAGGGCGGACTGTCGCTGGAGTTCGGTGGTCGTGCTCTTCGAGCGGTCCTCGTGCTTGCGGGCCTGGGCCTTCCACTTCTCGGCCTCGGCCTGCCAGTTCGTCTCGCCGCTCTTGCTGCCCTTGTCGTCCTTGACGGACTCGGGCTGGGCCGTGCCCTCGGGAGGCGTGGTGCCCTCCGGGGGAATGCCGGGGTTCTCCGCGCCCGTGCCGGGCTCTGCGGGTGTCGCCATGGTCGTGCTCTCCCTTGTCGGGTGGGGGTGCCCATGCGGGCTCAGCGGGCCACCAGCGGCTCGCTGACGTCTTCGTTGACCTGTGAGCCCTCGGGGCTCTTCTCGGGCTGTCCAGCGGGCTCCTGAGCCCTCGCGGGGTGGGTCGGCTGGGGCTTGGCCTCGGCCTGGTCGGCCTTGATGCGCGCGACCTCTTCGAGGACCTGCTCATCCCGCCAGTCGGGGTTGAGGCGACGGACCTTCTCGTACGTGGAGATGGCCCCGGCGGTGTTCAGGTCGTTGAGCTGACGGGCGGTCTCGCCCGGGTCGGGCGTGACGACGTCGGGGAACTCCACGTCGGGGATCTGGGGGACGACCTGGGACCGGAAGACGGTCCGGTCGATCTCCAGCAGCACGCCGAAGAGGTGGGCTAGGGCGGGACGCCAGTAACTGGTCTTGTTCGCCCGGGTCGTGAGGGACTGACGCTCCCGAGCAGCGATCTCGGTCGCCGTCGGGTTGCCGCTGCCCTCGCTCGTCACGCCGAAGGTCTGAAGGCTGTACCCGGCACCGAGGATGATTCGTTCGGCCAGGTCGGCACAGAGGGCGCGGTGCTCCTCGGTGCGGATGTTGAACTGGACCTGCTCGATGACCGAGCCCTTGTCCTCGCCGGGCTCCAGGTTCAGCGGGGCGAACAGCTCACGGTCGATGTCGAAGTGAGCACCCTGGCCCTTGCCGAGGTTCTCCAGGACCTCTGTCCCGACCAGGAGTCGGGCTTTGCCCGTACGCAGGTCGCGCATCCAGTCGCTGTACGCCTCGTCCAGAGCGTCCATAAGCGCTTCGACACCGGAGAAGTCCGAGCGGCCGAGGTTCGCGGCTGCGGGGAGGTGACGCCAGAGCTTGTTCGGCTTCAGGTTCGGGATGTACTGCGCCGTGAGCTTCGGCGTCCCGGTCGGGATGCCGTCGCCGTCGATCACCAGGTCCGCGAGACCAGCCGTCTCCGGGAAGTCCGTCAGGGCCATCTGGACACCCAGCTCGTTCGCCGAGCCGATCCACACGGAGTGCCTGATCCAGCCCGGCTCGTGCCGTTCGAGCTGCCGGACAACGGTGTTTGCGTCCTCGCGGATCACGTTCCAGAACGTGACAGCGCTCAGCCGGCCCCACTTCCACTCGGGGACAGCGATGTCGGGGGAGGCCGCGACCAGCCAGGGCTTGTCCTGGATGCTCTGGTCCCAGACCACACGGAGGTACACCCCGCCGAGGGCGGCCGACATCTCGGCGGCCTCCCGCAGGACGGCGTACGTCGTGTCGTCGGCGAGCTGGTCCAGGCGCTCCTGGGTGGCCGCGTCGTCCACGGTGAGGTTCAGCGGTGCCCCGAAGAGCAGGTTGGCGCTGACGGCGGCGATTGCCCCCGCGAGCGGCACATGGAGCTTGGAGGGCCGCTCACCCATCGGGGTGGGCTGACCCCAGAACCACCGCCCCAGACGGGCCAGGAGGCCCTTCCGGCGCGCGGCGGGCCTGTCGTTCGGGGCGTTGAGGTACGCGTCCGTCAGGCCCTCGGGGGTCCCGGCATACCAGGCGCTCCAGATGTCCTGTTGGGCGAAGACATCGGCGAGTTCCGGAGGAGGCCATGCGGTGCCCATCACGCCACCTCCTCGAAGTTGAGTTCGACGTGGGGACGCCAGATGTGCTGAGTCGTCTTGATCGCGTAGCGGAGGGCATCCACGCTGTGGTCGTCCTGCTTGAGGGGCTTGTCCTCGCCGAGGAGGGACGCCTTGGGGTCCCAGACGTACGAGGCCATCTCGTCCAGCAGGTGAGTGCAGCCGCGATGGATGCGGAGCTTGTCGGCGGCCAGCAGGTTGGCCACGATCCGGATGCCCGACAGGACCTTGTTGTGGGCCCGCATCGAGCCCAGGCCGTCTAGCTGGAGCTGCTTCCGGAGGGAGGCGGCCGACGGGTCAACGATCAGCCGGGGCGGCTCGATCCCCTTGTCCCTGCTACCGGGGACGGTGAGGGTGCGCATCCAGGTCCGGAGGCGCTGGGAGATCTGCCCGTCGCTGAGCTGCTCCTCGGTGTGGCCGTCATGACGCCACTCGTTCGTGACGTAGACGCACCCGTCGGAGCCGATGCCCACCAAGAGGGCGGCCGTGGCGTTGCTCGTTCCGTAGTCGAGTCCGACCCCGAGCCACTGCACGATCTCCGGGACGATGTCGACCACGTGACGTTGGTCGTCGAAGACCTCGTACACCGCGCCCTCGGCTATGCACCACTCACCGAGGATCAGCCGCTTGTACAGCAGCGGCGTGGCCGCGTACTCCGCCTTGCGCTGCTGCACGTACGTCGGCGTCAGGGTGGGGTTGTCGTCGATGACGAACGTCAGCCGGGCCAGGTCCAGGTCGTTGCCGGGCGTCCGGACCTCACCGGTCCTCGTCAGGTGCACCCGGGCCTTGTCGAGGTACTTCTTCTTCAGCCAGTGGTTGGCGCTGTCCGGGTTGCTCGTCCCGATCAGGCGCGGGTTCGCGTCCGACATGCGGGAGGTGAGCATCGAGAAGAAGCTCTCCGGCATGGTGGACAGCTCGTCCACGTACGCACCGACCAGGGAGAGACCCCGGATCTTGTCCTTGCTGCTCTCGTCGTTGCCGCTCGCGATGATGATGCGGCGGCCCAGGAGCGTCAGGACGCCCTTGCCCTCGTTGTACGAGCAGAGCTGGGTGCCGAGAATGCTTACGAGTTCGTCGATGCAGTTCTGGCGAAGGGTCCTGGTGGTCTTCCCCGCCATCAGCAGGTTGCCGGGCGGCCCGTTGCGTACGAAGTCCAGCCAGTCGATCAGGGACGTGATGGTCTTCGCGGAGCGAACCGATCCCTCGTAGATCGTGATCTGGTGCTGACGGCTGATCTGAACACCCAGGCGCTGCTTTGCGGTCAGCGGCTGGAGGTCCACGGCCTACTCGTCCTGCTCGGGACGCTCGCTCAGCATCGCTCCGAGGAAGCGGTCCATGGCCGAGAGGTTCTTGTCGTCGTGCTCCGCGTCGAACTGGGCGAGCTTCAGGGCGCGGTCCAGGGCCTGGGTCGCTGCGGACGTCAGGTCCTTGGTCTCCCGGGCCGGAGGCTCCTGGAGCCACTCGGCAACGGGCGCCCCGGTGTGGGTCCAGCCCGTCACCAGGTACCGGCTCTCGGCACGGTCGAGCTGGTGGTTGAAGAAGTCCATCAGGCGCTGCTGGGCCTGCTGACGCTGGTCCTTCAGATCGACCTGACGGGCGTCCGTGGCGGCCCTGACGGCCTCCCTGTCGAAGGAGAGCCCGAGGCGCCGCGCGTGGTTCGTGATGGTGCCGACGGCGAAGCCCATCTGACGGGCGATGGCGTTGCGGCTGACGCCGTCAGCGTGGAGCTGACGCAGAGTCGCTTCGTCTGCTTCGGAGAAGGTGCGGGCCATGGCCGGCTCACCCCCTCACGTGCGTGTGGTGACGGGTGACCGGTCAGGGGCTGACGGCCGTCAGGAGGTCTTCGCTCCAGAGATTGTTGATGTTCAGGCTCGGGTAGGTCCTGTTCGTAGGGCTTCCAGGAGGGGGCGTAGCGCCGGAAGCTCACCACTGCTCGTCAGACGAAAGGACTGACCGGTTCCTTCCGAGAGTCGGAGGAACCCAGTCGGGCGGGCGTGACCAAGGAACCCAGGCATGTACAGACGTGCCGGGATCTTGGCACGCCTGTTGGCCCAAGGTCCCGGGGAAAGGGACCAAGCAGTGCACACCCTTAACGCGGCTCTTGGTGCAGCCGCCGCAGCCCTCGCGCTCGGAGCCGAGGTCATCCGCTTCCTTCGTGACCGCCGGGACCAGAGGAGGTCCCAGGCGTCCGAGGAGGCTGAGGACGAGAGCTGACTGAGCCGGCCGTCTGGCGCTCCGGGGCAGGGCGTCAGGCGGCCGTCAGATGAGGGTGGTCTTCACGGGCCTGTCATGGCCCCAGGCCTTGAACTCGTCCAGGCTCTCGGCCTTCGCCTCGTCCCGAACCCTCTTGGCGAACCGGGCCAGCTCCAGGAGCGTGCAGGTGACCTTGGAGTCCAGAGGGGTCCGGCTGATGCGCTTGACCTCATCCGGGTACTTCAGCTCGATCTCGCTCACGCGGGCCGATTGGAGGAACTCGTACAGGTTCTGGTTCTCGACGGTGGCCATGGGGCCTCCTTGCTGTTCGCGGGCCGGGTGTGCTGACGGCCGTCAGACGAAACTCACGGCTAGATCACGACTCGGACGTATGTGTAGATCGCATGTATGTCTCATGCATACTCTGTGCCGCCCGACTCCTCGTGCACGACGTAGTTGCCGGTCAGGGCTCCAAGGAGGCTGTCGTGGAGAACCCGTCGCCACTTCCCCCGAACGTTCCCCCGCGCCCGTCTGGCGCTCCTACAGCGCACACCACGGCTAACTCGACGGACTCGCCGGACGGCTGGCGGGACGAGTACGAGAACGACCCGGAGTACCAACGCATCCTGGCGGGGGTGGAAAGGCCTTGGTGGAAGCGGCCGGTGGCCCTGTGGGGTGGCGTTGTCGCCGTTGCCGTTGGTTCGTTCTTCCTGGGCGGTGCAGTCCTGGGGTCCGGCGACAACTCGGGCAGTCCTTCCCAGGATTCCTGGGTGCAGGATCAGGTGGACGACCAGCCGCAGGGCAACCAGCCGGCCGGGATATCCCTCGCGCAGAAGAGTCAAATCCTGAGCAAGTACTGCAATCGGCAGGCTGGCGGTCCGTACAACGTGTCGGAGGCTGCGCTCCTGGAGTGTCTACAGAGCTACGAGGTGACGGACCAGGGCATGGTCATGCCGAAGTAGCCCAGGGCTCCTGGATCAGGCGGCACGGACCAGCACGCGTCCGGCCTTCGCCCTCGTGGCCATCTCGGCCCTCGCGACGTCCAGATGGCGGAAGAGCTTCTGGCCTCGGTGATCGAGGCCCTCGACTTTCAGGTGGCCTCTGCGGATCCACGAGTAGACCGTCTGCGGGCTGACGCCCGTCAGGTCGGATGCTTCTCGGATCGTCAGCCAAATCTCGTCCTCCACTGAAGCCCTCCCGTGCACATGCGAAAAGCCCCGCATCTCCAGAGGAGTCGGGGCCTGCATGAGGACGTACGTGTCCTGTTGATCGCGATTATGCGGTGCACTAGTACAAAGTGCAAGCACCCGTTCTGACGGGCGTCATGACGCCGGACCGTCGTCGTCGGCGTCCTCCTCGCGGGGGTCGACGTTGGCGGGGTCGGGGTCCTGCATCAACTCGAAGCGCCGCCGTTCGGCCAGCTCGTGCTGGGCGGCCCTGCGCTGCTTCTCTTCTGTCCGCTCGGAGAGCGACGGAAGGGGATCGGAACGGATGTAGGCCGACAGGAGGTCGGTCAGCTCGTCCGTCAGCTCCGCGAGCCAGCTCACCGCGAAGAAGTGCCGGACACCGGCGGCCCTGAACCGGCGCATGACGATCAGGAGGGACTTCACGCGGTTGCGGAGTTCCCGGTTCGGGATGCGGGCCACAGCCCTCTCGACGTTCTCCATGTGGCCGAACACGGTGTCCAGGTACGACGCCCGCTCGTCCGTGGGCATCGTGGCGACGTCGCTCCTGACCGAACCCAGGAACTCCCCGAGCGTGATCAGCTCGTTCAGGGCCTTGTCCGCTGCTTCCTGGCCGATCTCCGCGAGGCGGGCCTCCCGGGCCAGCTTCCTCTGGTGGGACAGGGTGAGCCACACGCCCCCGAAGGACGCCGCACCACCCACGAGGGCACCGCCGAAACCGATGAGACCGGAGAGCACTTCAGGTTGCATGACGATCATCATGCCGACGGGGCCAACCTCATGGGGCTGAACCCGTCAACTCCTCCACCGTCGGCCCAGTTGCCGAGGACGGGCCATTTGCACGAGGGACGTCGTGACGGTCAGAGTCGGCTGTCCGCGTCGTAGGCCCAGAACTCGCTGATGTTGCCGATGGCCGTTCTGAAGGCTTCGGTCTCCTCGGGGAGCCGGCGTGCTCCTCGTCGGACTGCACCTATGCAGTCGACGGCGTGTTGGAGTACCTCCCGGATCACCGGAGCGGATTCGGGATACTCGTGACCGCCAGGGCCATCGAAGACCACGTAATGCCAGTCCGCCAAGATGTCGACCGTGGAGTTCAGCCGCTTCCTCAAGTCCTTGTGGTGGAAGAGCGGGATGGTGAGCTTGAGGACATCCACTTGGTCTGTCATGTCGCTCTTCCAGGACTCGGGCGCGTCCCCGCTCACGTACTCGGGCTCCTTCCTGAACAGTCGGAGCAGGGTCAGCAGCGCTCTCCCGCACTCCTTGGTGGCGTGGTCGAGTTGCTTTTCCCGCTCCTGGCGATTTACCTGCCATCGGATGCCCAGGAAGGCCACCACCGCACCGAGGAGCGTCCCTGTGAGGCCCACCAGGGCGACGGTGTAATCCTTGTTCAACCCGAAGAGGGCGATTGTCATGTGATTCACGCCGTCATCATGCCGACGGTGGCACCCTCAAGGGCTGATCCCGTCAACTTTTCCGTACTGGCTCACCGGTTGGCCGACGAGTCCGTCGACTGACGGCTCGGGCGAGGTGCGTCTCATCCGAACGGGTTGCCGCCTTGGGCCTGGACTCCGGCGGTAGCCGCTGCCAGGTAGGCCGCGAAGGTCTCTCGCTGGTTCCACGTGAAGAGGACGGTTCGCGAGTTGTTCGCGATGGCCTTCTGTGCCTCGGCCGTGGCGATCCTGAGCTGTCCCCGGTCCTCCTCGGTGGCGAGCTGTACGTACCCGTTCACGAGTCGAGTCGGCTCCTTGGACTGCACCTTGATGACGTCACCGAGGGGGATCACGGCGTCTTTGGCGCCGGTCACCTTCCCCATGAGCTTGCGCTTGATCTGAGCGCGATCTGCGTAGAGCGTCACGGTCGCGACGTAGCCCTTGAAGATCTGTGCTTCGGGCTTGGGTGCGGGCGCACCCTTCGAGAGGTCGTATGCCATCGGGACAGTGTGCCGCTTTGCCTGTCGCGTTGTGGACGCTATGCCCGAAGCCCTGGCGTCTGCTGGCCGTTCACCCGTTCCTGGAGCGGTCAGCTCTGGTGCGGGCAGCCGGATACCCACCAGCCGCAGGAGGAGCAGTACTGGTACGTCGGGTCGGCTTCGCAGTAGGTGGGTGCGAGGCGGACGAGGATCTTCTTCAGCAGGTTCATCAGCCCTCCTCGTGCGCCTTGATCTCGTTCACGAGGTCCCGAAGCTCCTCGGGGCTCACGCCTCCGGCCTCGGCGGCCTGGGTGGCGGAGACGACGATCGTGTGGGCGTAGTCGGTGGAGCCGTCCGCCATCGCCTGGCGGTACATCGCTGCGTAGTCCATGAACTGTCCTCAGTCTTCGGTGGGCCGGACGACGGTCACGTGCGTCCGGTTGGGCTGTTGGGGGTCGGGGGTGAAGGTGGCCGTAGCCCCTCCCCCGAGGTCGCGGACGTAGGGCGTAGTAGCTGTAGCCGTAGCTGGGTTGACCTGCGGCTCTACGCCTTGGGGAGAGGGGCTCACAGGGGCGGGGGAGGGGCTGCCGGGGATGTCCTGGCGGTGGACCCCCACGGCCACCCCGATGCCCTGCACACGGACGCTGTGGCGCGTGGGGATCCCCGCGGCCTCCATGAGGCGCCGGACGTCCTTGACGCTCCAGGTCCTCCCCGGGGTCTCCTTCGTGAGCTGCTGGGCGACCTGGGAGAGGTGGACTCCCTTGCGGTCTCCGGCCAGCTCCCAGAGGAGATCCGCGAGGTCGTCGGGGTGGAGGTCGGGCTCCTTGGCCTCGGACTTTTCCTGGGCCGGCTGTGCTGCTCGCCAGGCGGCGATGCACCAGATGACCACCAGGAGCCACATGAAGGCCCGGGAGGCGGACAGGAGCCCCCAGAGGACTCCCCCGGGGATCGTGAGGAATATGACGCGGACCACGTAGTCCGAGACCTTCTCGCCCGCCTTGAGCCACGCGGTGATGCCTCGGGCCGTACCGACGGTCAGGGCCGAACTCCCCTTGGCGAGGCGCTCCATGACCTTCCGGAACCTGGTCACAGGACCACGCCCGTGATCTTGTCGCCGACGGTGTTCGTGATCGTCACGAGGGCGACCGAGGCCATCCCGCTGAACCCGGCGCTCAGGCCGAGCATGACGCCCGCCGTGACGCCTGCCGCGATCTTCCCCTTCAGGAGCTTCGCGCCGCTCTTCCACAAGGCGACACAGACCACGAAGTAGATGCACAAGAGTGCGCATCCGCCGGGCGACAGGGCCTTGAGGCCGGACCGCGTCACCTCGGGCGTCACGGTGCCCGTCGCGGCCGTCAGGGACCAGTTGCCGATCAGGCTTCCGGTGTTGAGCAGGAACCCGGCAGCCGTGCCGATCAGTCCTCCGGCAGCCGTGATCGCGATCATTCCGAGGGACATCGAGCTGAGCAGCGGGATCAGGGCCTTCGGGTCCCGGCCTCCTCCGCCACCGGGTCCAGGACCCTTCCCGCCACCGCGCCACCACTTCGTGAGGTGCCAGGCCAGGATCCCCAGGCCGATGGTGACGGCGCCGAGACTGACGGTCGCCGTGGTGACGCTGTTCATGCGGGGCTCCCGGTCATCATGCGGACGAAGGCAGAGAGCAGGGGCAGGGCGCCGACGGCCCCCAGGGCTGCGGTCCACACGAAGACGCGGGTGACGAACCGCTGACGGATGTGGTCGAACCACAGAGCCGCACAGAGGGCCGCTCCGGCCATGAACCAGGCGCCGGGCTGGCCCTGCTCCGTGCGGACGTCCCGGAGGGCTCCGGCCCACCAAGGGGCCGTGATGACGGAGACGAGCAGGCACTTGGTGTTCCGGCCGAGCTGGAGCCAGCGGAAGTCCCAGCGGCTCTCCTCGGGCTGCTCGGTGGTGAGGTGGACGTGGACCTCGGTCGGAGCGCACCCGGCGCTGTACGGCGGGTAGTTCGGGGGATCGGGGATCTTGTCGGTCATGGCGACCTCCGGGCAGGTGGGCGCGCGTGCTCAAGCTGATGGCGAGCGCAGCGCGCCGATGGGTGTGGTTCAGGCCGCGATGGCGTCCGGGAGGTCCTTCAGGTGGGGCTCAGCCAGCTCGACGCGCTTCCTGCTCTCGCGTGCGGTGCCTTCGCTGTTGGGGAGACCCGCGTCAGTCAGGGCCGCCACCATGTGACGGGTGGCCGGACGCCGGTTGCCCAGCTCGTCGTAGAGAGCCCGGATGACCTGGTCGATCCGGTCCCGCTGCGTCAGCTCCTGACGGGGCTTCTCCGGCTCCGTGACGGGCTCCGGCTCCTCCGTCACCTCGGGCTCGTCCTCGGGGGCCTCGTCGGCCTCCTGGGGCTCCTCCGAGGCCTCGTGCTCGTCGGCCTCCATGACGGGCGTCACGAGCGGGACTGACGGCACTGGCGGAGCCGTCAGGGCGTTCTGGCGCGAAGGTTCGGGCGCCACGGTCTCCAACGATTCCTGGACAGCCGGCGCAGGCACGCTGACGGGTTCCTCCACCCTCACGGCCTTGGGCGTCAGGCGCGTCGCGGCGGCCGTCAGGTGCAGCGTGTGAGCGGCCACCAGAGGAGGCACGGCGCTGACCGCCACGACGACGGCGGGGGACTTGTCCAGGTACCCGGCCTCGATCAGGTGGGAGGCGACTTGGGCCGTCATGGCCAGTGCGAGGGCGATCAGGGCACCGGCGTTGGCCTGCTTCCGCTCGGTGCTGCCCTTCGGGAGGGAGCCCGCGATGGCAGCGGCGACGGAGGCGTACAGGCTCAGGACGCCCGGCATGATCAGGGCGAAGCGCCAGTCCCACCCGGCCAGTACGGCGAGGCGGTACTCACCGGGGGCGCTGAGGGCGAGGGCCGCCGCGAGGACGGCAGGGCGTCCACCGGTGATGGCGGCGCGGACGAGTAGGGGTAACGGGGTTGTCGGAACGGCAGTTGACCCTGACGGCGTTAAGGGCGCCAGGGTAGGTTCGAGCTTGGGCACGGGAGGACTCATCTCCGGTGTCTAGGGGGCCGGGCTCAGCCGCCAAGCACGCGCCCGGCCCCCGCTGACGGTCTTCGGTTATCTGTGCAACAGATTAGCGGTATCCGCTGACGGGCGTCAGGGGTTGACGCTCAGGCCGTCAGGCCCTGCGCCTGGCTCTGCACCAAGAGCCGGTAGTCGCGCTCGTCCAGCCGGACCGAGGGACACAGCGCGCACTCAGCCGACCAGTCCCCGGGAAAGTGCCTGACGAGCGTCAGACCTTCGCATGACGGGCACGTGACGCCCCTAAGCAGCTCCTTGCGCGGCTGTGTCATGGTGATCCGCTGGACCGTGTGGACCAACGCCCTGATCTCCTCGGCGAACTCGACAACCCAGGGCTGATCGCAGATCCAGGGGAGGTGGGCCGTCAGCATGGCCGTCATGGCCGTCACGTTCGTCTTGACGTGGTCCAACGCCCTTTCCTCGGAGACCGCCTGGCACCACGATTCCAACAGCGCGAGGAACGGCGTCTCGCCCGTCTGGTCCCGGGCGTCAGTGACGGGCTGACGGCTCGCGGGACCGAGCAGATTCAAGACCCTCTCATCGCCCGGTACAGGGGCGTGCAGACGCTTCGAGGAGCGCCCGTCACCGCCACCGTTCTGTCCCCGCTGACGGCACCCCTCCAGCCCCCGGTACAGCTCGGGGAGGGCGGAGAGGTCACCGCGGATTCGACTCCGGCACCGGTCGCACGTCTTGGCCTCCTGCGGGGTGCCGCAGACGAAGCACTCGTACAGGTTCATGGGTGGACCTCCAGGACGGTAATTCGGGCGATTACACGAACGGCCTAAGCGAAGTGGCGGGCGTCGAAGCGGCTCGCAATCATTTTGACCATGTTCAACGCCGACATCCTGCCCATCTTCATTGCGTCGCCGAGTGATGTGAAGGAAAGGGATTACGTGAGGAGGGTGGTGGCGGAATGGAACGCCCGAAGGTGTTCATTGCAAAAAGTGGCATTCATTCCGATTGCCTGGGAGACGCACGTCTTCCCAGATCTAAGGACTCCCGGCCAGCGTGTTATTGATCAACGCTTGGTAGATACCTCCCATGCATGCGTTGCTCTGTTCTGGATGAAGTACGGCGGAGCCATCGACGGCACATCAGGCACAGAACATGAGATTGACCGGTTCTGTGCGGCAAACAAGCGAGTGATGGCCTATTTCTGCAGACGAAAGAGGGATCCATTCGATGCACATCATTACGCCGACGACATTCGGAGGGTAGAGGAACTGCGCAAGCGGATGCAGTCGCTCGGGATCACGGGAAAGTATTCGTCGCGGCAGGAACTCAAACGGAAGCTCCTTGACGCGCTTGACGACGTAGCGATCGAACATAGCCAACAGAAGGGCAGCAATTCCCCTTAGATGCGTAATGGGTGGACCTCCAGGACGGTCAGGCGGAGCAGGGCGGCGTACTCGCCCCGGGTGGCCCCCTCAGGGATCTCAGGGGTCTGGCTGAGGACCTCATGGATCCGAGCCGGCTGGCCCTGGGCGACCTGGTGGGCCAGGGCCAGGAGGACTCCGAGATGCATGGCGGTCTCCGAGTCCTCCAGCGCGAGGGCGTCAGCCACTGCGGTCAGGTTCATGCGGGTTCGAGGGCCTCGCCCGTGACGGCCTCGACCACCATGGCGACTAAGTCCCGGGCGGCCGGGGGCGTGACCCCGTTGCCGATCAGCTTGACCTTGTTGCGCTTGGACGTCGGCGTGAGGATGTAGCCGTCCGGCAGCGCCATCGCACGGGCGTACTCCGAGGGCTCCAGCATCCTGAACCTCAGGTCCTCGAAGTGCTCGATCTCTCCACCCGGCAGGACCGCGTGACGGTCCAGCGTGGTGACCGTGCCGAGCGGCTCAGCGGCCGGACGGGCCTTGCTCGTGGAGTAGTAGGGCAGCGTCATCGCCGGGGCCTGGACGAGACCGTGGTGAGTGCCGCCCGCACAGACGGCCGCCAGCGGCTCCGTGATGGCCCGGTGGGAAGACGCCCCACCCCGCAGCTCGACCATGTACCGCAGCGCGAGTCCGGTCTCGTTCCGGGTCGTGCAAGTCCTCAACGGCAGATGGGCCGGACGTGCCACCTTGCCCTGACGTCCCTCGACCGGGACGAGCAGGTGGTCGCTGGCGAACGCCTGGTACCCCGCCCTGATCCGTCGGAGCGTCGACTCAGCCAGAGGCCGCTTCCGTTCTCCGAGGGTCTTGGCCGGGAGGCTGAAGTCGATGGCCGCGGCAGCCGCGCGGGCCTTCGGCTCCAGGGCCTGGTCAGCACACGACGTGTACGGGCACCTGAAGGTGTACTGGGAGCGGAACTTCCCGTACAGGCGGTCCGGCCGTTTGAAGCGCTGGACGACTCGCACAGGGCCATGGGTCGGGCACTCGGCCTGGGGCCTCAGCCACTTGTCGAAGTCGGGGGCCCTCTCGCCGCTCCTCCAGAAGATCGCGTAGAAGCGGTCACGGCTCTGAGGAGCGCCGGGCCCGAGGGCCTGGGCGAACATCGAGTTCAGGAAGATCAGGCGGTGCTCGTACCCCCAGGCGCGGATCGAGTCGAGCCAGGCCTTGAAGACCGCTCCGGGCTTCCCCGGCGGCCCCCACTGCATGACCTCGACGACGTTCTCCACGATCATCGCGCGGTACTGGTGGGACTCGGCGAAACGGACGACGTCCCACATGGTCGCGCGGCTTTTGATCGCGGCCTCGTCGATGCCGCTCGTGGCCTTCACTCCGTCCACGTACTCGCCGTGGCCCTGCTTCTTGCCAGAGGCGAGGGAGTGGGCGGTGCAGGCCGGAGAGGCCCACAACAAGTCCGTCCTCGGATACCGGGTCGGCTCCACCTCGGAGATGTCGGCCAAGTCGTGATCGGCGTCCGGGTGGTTGGCCTGGTGGGAGTCGATCGCGTCCCGGGCGTGGTTGGCGGCGAAGGCCACCTGAACGCCCGGGACCATCGCGGCACCGGTGGAGGACCCACCGGCACCGCAGAACAGATCGGTCAAGCTCAGGGTCACCGGGCCCTCCGCATCTGGCGGACGACCGCGGCGATCAGGCCGGTGACGATGCCGAGGGCGAGGAGATGGAGGGCGTAATTGGCGTACTGGATCGCCTGGGTGTGGTTCGCGCTGAACATCAGCCCTGCGCCCCCTCATCCGGGTAGCGCCACTCGATGATCCCGTCCGGGGTATTGAACGGCTCGCCGTAGACCCCGTGCATGGCCCTGACGTCGGAGAAGTGGATAAGTTCGCTGGCGTTGAAGCCCCAGATCGGGTCCAGGTGATCGAAGGGGATCAGCTCCCGCTTGAACTCGTCCTCCGGGAACGTGGGGTCCTCGGGGCAGCCGAGGAGTTCCTTGGCGACCTGGTACGGCACGAGCGGCTCTCCGCAGACGCCGTCTCCGTGGTTCTGGTGGCAGCTCCACTGCTCAGCGACGACGGCATGTCCGACTTCGAGCCACCTGGCCTCTCCACTCGGCACCTGCATGACGCGGTGGTTGGCCCAGAGGTCCTCGGCGATCTCCTCGATCCGGGTCCGGATCAAGTCGTTCAGGCTGACGGTCGGCTGGTTCATCGGTCGTTCCCCCCGCTGATGTCGTTCAATTCGTTGAAGCGCTCGACGTCCTGCCAGAAGGCGGTCAGCGCGCGGTCCTTGTCCGGGCCGAACAGCTCCTTCAGGGAGCGGTCCGCCTGGTACTCGAAGACCCGGATCTCGCGGGTCGTGACGGCCTCGATGCAGCCGTCCTCCAGGACCACCAGGTCCTGGACCATCTCCGGGCCGGAGCAGACGAGGTACTGGTCCAGGGCGCTCACTGGGGCACCTCCGGCAGCCAGACGCCGTTACGCCTGCGGACCAGGCCCCGGTCCTTCAGGGCCCCGATGTGGTGGGAGACCGTGGAGTGGCAGAACCCGAGGTCATGACCGATGGAGCTGCTGTTCTGCGGCTCGGCGGCGACGTTCAGGTACGCCCAGACCAGGCGGGTGGACGGAGCCAGCTCCGTGTCCGTGAGGACCTCACGGATGGCCTGGGCGTTCACGCGGCCACGCCCGAGCCGGCTCGGCGGGCCCGCAGGGAGCGCATGTGGGCGCCGAAGTCCAGAGCAGCGCCCTTGATGTCGTCCAGGGTCATCACGCCGTCCGGGCACTGGAGGTTCAGGACCGACGTGATGTAGTTGACCCCGTCGTCCAGGGCCTTGAGCTGCTCCTTGGTCAGGAAGTCCTTGGCGACCTTCGAGGGCCGCAGATCCCCGGCCTTCGCGCTTCGGTACTCCCGCTTGTAGCGCTCGCCGCTCACCTGAGGCTGGCGCTCGCGGACCGTCTGAGCGGTCATGCCGAACAGCCCGAGGTAGATCATGTTCTGGACGTCCGCGAAGTCGCGGTCCTGACCACCAGCGTCCCGGACGGCCCGGATGATCGAGCGGTAGTCCTTGCGTTCCTGGAGACGGGCCTCCAGCAGCTCGTCGATGGTCTGCTCGACCAGGGGCTTCATGGTCTTGAGCTGCTCGACCGGAGCGCTCGCGTTGACCACGAAGCCCTCGCGCTCGATCTGCTCCAGGAGGTCGAAGACCTGGTCCCGGTACTCGGCGGCCTTCGGGAGGTTGGACCTCATCATCAGGTGGAAGGCCCCGCGCTTGTAGATGACCTTCATGGTCTGAAGCCCGCCAGCGGTCGGGATCAGCTCGTTGCCCACGTAAAGGGTCCGGGAATCTCCCGGACCCTTTACCAGGGACCGGATGAACGACTCGGCGTCGGCCTTGTAGTCGATGGCCTTGCCGAGGTCGGCAGCCACCACGAAAGCCGCCTTGTGCTCGGTGCTGAAGCCCATGCGGAGGGCGGTGTCCGGGAAGATCTCCTGGACCGCCCTGAAGATGCTGGGCAGGTGCGAAACGCTCATTGCAGAGAACTCATCTCGCTCGTAGAACGCCCGGCCGGTAGTCCAGTGGGCGGAGCAGTGATGAGTCAGTTCTCTGGCGGGAGATGCCGCTTGCGGCGACAAATGAAATGTAGCACTAACGGGCCGCCTATTTCTACCCGACCTACATTCTGGGGCCTCCGGGAAATCTCTCGGACTATTCTTCGCACACAGGAAAGTCCGAGTAATTCGGAGGTTCGCCAACGTGGTATCTGGGTGCTTATGCTGGGGCCCAGACGCGACGAAGCCCCCGGGGCTGGTAACCCCAGGGGCCGCGTCAGAGGAATTTAAATTCCTCGGGTCCAGGAGGCTCCTACACCTCTCAGGACCAGCAGTCCCCGCACACCTTCACGAGACGGGAACCACCTTGAAGAACGTTGCCAATTCTAGCGGCTCCTCCCCTTCGGGTCACGTTGACCTTGACGCCGTGAACTCCCTCCACCTCGTCGAGATGGCCGCGCGCTCCGTGGGCCGCTCCGAGACCCTGATCGAGCACCTGCTCTCATGGCAGATCGAGACCCGCCCCTTCCTGTCCGGGACTCGTGGACTCGCCCGTTGGACCAACCTCTCCGACAAGACCGTCCGGGCGACCGTCGGTCCCGAGGGTGGCCTGAGCGAATTTAAGTTCCTCTGGACCAGGACCCGTGGGTCCTCCTCCGCCCTCGCCGAGGAGCGCGACTCCATGGAGGTCCGCTTCCGCTCCAATAGCGGCGGTGACTACCGCAGTACTTCACCTAAAGACCTTCAGGCCCCTGGTGGCCCCCTGGCTGGGGGCCTGGGGGACCTGGACAAGAAGCAGGGGAAGGAAGGAGCTTGGTGGGGTAATGCGGTAGTCACCGCCGCAATCAGCGAGAGGGCCCAGGAGGTCCTGGCCAACGGCTTGAAGACCCTCTCGGAGCTGGACACGATGAAGGGCATGGAGCAGAAGGCGAGGACCCTGCGGGCCCTGGATGCCTCCCTGGACGTCTGGAGCGAGGTGCAGGGCCCGGACGCCCCGGAGTTCGCCCTCGGCCGCCAGGCGTGGAAGCTCGCGGTCCTGTGCGGTCTCCGGGACGTGACCCTCTCCACCGACGACATCGCCGGACTGCTGGGCCTGGCCCCCAAGAGCGTCCGGGACCTCCTGGCCCGGATGACCAAGGCGATCCCCGGTCTCGTCCGGAAGGTCCGTCAGGGCCGCTCGTTCGTCTACGAGATCGCCTGGGCGCAGGTCTTCGACGAGGCCATGGGGGACATGTACGACGAGCGGGTCTCCCGCCACGACATCCGCAACCGCAGGGCGGCCCAGGACAAGGCTCTCCAGGCCACGGCGGCCCGACGGGGCACGGGTGCCGGATACCTCGCGTACCGCCTCTCCATGGCTAATCCGAAGCGCGCCGAGTACCTGGAGCGCAACCCCCTCCCGGAGGGCGCTGACGGGGCCTGGAGGGCCCTCGTGGAGGCCGGGGACGAGCTGGCCCTGTACGAGCACCTGCGGGCCCAGGAGGCCGAGGCTGGACCGGTCCCGAGCACCCCGGCGGTGCTGGTCGAGGAGGCCAAGGAGGTCACCTCGTTGAACCCCCTTCTGGGACAGCCGGCTCAGGAATCCTTGGAGGCTCCGCAGCGGATCGACCCCGAGGTCCTGGCGGCCATGCGGGCCCGCATCTGCGCCAGTACGTACGCGTGAAACAGGGCGGTGACCATCGCTTCGGGAGATGCCGAAGTGATGGCCACCCCTTCCGTACGTAACTACGTAGCGAATTACGTATCGAGTAGGTATTCTGTACGTATGCAGACCTTCACCAGCACCGAGCTGAACCGCAAGAGCGGCGCCATCCTCCAGGCCGCTGAGGAGCAGGGATCTGTCAAGATCCGCAAGGGCTCCAAGGTCTACGTACTGCAATACGTACGTACGGAATCCGAGCCCTCTACGTACGTACGTAACGAGCCCACCCCGCTGGGTGGAGACGAGGTCGTGGAGCTGCTGCGGGAGCAGACGGCTCTGCTGCGGGAGCTGGTGGATCAGGGCCTGCGAAACACAGGCCATGCTCAGGCCGCCGAGGTTGCCACCTCCGGCATCGTGACGGCCCGGGTGGACGAGGAGCCCGCCGCAGAACAGGCCCGTGGTCATCCCGGAGGCCGTGAAGGCCCCGGAGCCGGAGAAGCCCGGCGAGCCCTCCCAGGACGAGCTGAGGGCCGCGTACGACTATCTCGGCCTCCGGGAGACGTCGGAGGGCCTGGAGGTCACTCAGAGGGGCGTCCAGAGCGCCCTGGGCACCGTGAAGAAGATCGCCCGAGAGGACCCCTCCTCGGCCGAGGCCCGGGTGATGGCGATGGGTGCAGCCGATGATGACCGCATCGAGTTCCTGCGGTGCGTGCAGCTCGACAAGCTCTCGAAGGTCATGGCCAAGAGGGCTGCTGGTGACCCCCGCTGGTTGGGCGTCGCGACTCCTCCTCGAATTTAAATTCCGCACTCCTCTCCAGGATTCCTTGGGGTACTAACGGTGACCTTTGAGGGGCACCAACAAAACCTGTACCCTGATTCCCGTAGACCCTCGCCCCACTTCCCCCCGGGCGAGGGTCTCGTGCGTTCCCAGGGGGTGGAATTTAAATTCGGGGAGGTCGTCATGGCGGAGGACCGCTGCGTCTGTGACACCGAGACATGCTGGTGCGGATACATCCCGCCGGGCGGCACCGCAGAACAGGCCATGGCGATGCTCGCCGACGACGAGCCCGAAGTATTCGACGGGGATTGGTGAACGATCGTGCAGCACGTAGCACCGTCCAACTCTCCGTACATCACCTGCATCCAGTGCGAGAGCACGTGGCTGACCGAGACGTACGAGGCGGCCAACGGAATCGGCGGTTCGTACTCCGATGAGTTCACGTACGAATGCCCGACCGACGGATACCACGTCCCGGAATGCACCTGCGCCTGTTGCGTGTACAGCGACTGCGGCCATGACAACGACAAGACCTGTTTCGACCCGAACCGAGAACTGAAGCACTAGGGGGCCGCATGAGTTTGGAATGGACGCAGAAGGCGTATTACGAGGCGAGCGGAGGGGACCGGGTCGGTCTCCTGTCGCTGGATGACGGCCACTCGGCGGTGGTGTGGGCGTATGCCGATCCGCACTGCTCGATGCAGGTGATCTCCTTCGACCCGGACAAGGCCCTGGAGGTCTTCGAGATCTCCCGTAACGGCGCTGAGAACCGCGAGGGTCTGCGGTACGACTCCCGCCAGGCGTGGGACGGGGGTTCCCTGTGAGCGAGCAGCTCTACACCGTCACCGCGTTCTCGAACGACTACGAGCACAAGCCGAGTCGGGGCGTCGTGTACCAGGTGGTCGACGCCACCGAGGAGTACGTGGAGAAGCTGAAGGCCCGCGAGGCCGAGGAGCACCCCGACCGCTGGCTGAAGGTGGAGGCCCAGGGGTGAGCGCCAGGTGCCCCGAGTGTCATGAGCCGGCGCAGGAATCCGCGGCGACCGACATCGCCCCGTGCTGGGGTGCCCCGCCCGCCTGGAGTCACGAGGACGGGAGCGCCTTGTGCCCGATCGTCGGTCCGAACGGATACGAGCCCGCTCAGCCGGAGTTCCTGACGTGAAGGGCCTCGTCGTCATCGACCCGGAGGCCCCCGGCGGCTGCCGGAAGGTCTCGTACGGCCCCGTCGTGAACGGCCGCCCCCTTCGCTCTCCGGCCATGCGGAAGCTCATCGGCAACCTGGTGAAGGACCAGGTCCGTTGGGCCGAGAGGGAGGCCAAGGAGGCCGCCTGGGTCGAGCGTCAGATGGCCACCGCGCCCCCGCTGACCATGGTCCAGACCCAGATGCTCCGCCGGGTGAAGACGGACCTCACCCGGGCTGCCCAGCTCTGAGTTGAGAGCCTTTGTCGGAAAAGGTCATGACGATGTCAGGGTCTACTCGTATCTTCAGACCATGACCGTCACTGCCCGCCGGGAGCTGGTGAGCGCAGCAACCCGTAACGCGTTCCGCTCTCTTGCCACGGATCTGACCATCCGGATCGTGGCCGAGCTGTGGGAGGACCATGGGTTCGCGCCCATCCCGCCCGAGGAGCTGAAGTACGACGACCCCGGGCAGCGGCGGACCACCTTCATGCTCTATGCGGAGGGCGTGGACTGGGGCGATCCTGAGCATGTCCGCCGGGCTCTCCTCGTCTTCGAGGACTTCATTCGCGCGTACCGAGACCCCGACCAGCAGGGCACCCCGAAGTGGCTTGAGGACATCGGTGTTCGACTGGAGCGGGACGGATTCCTGCTCGACAAGAGCGGCCGAATCTCATGGGAGCGAGCGCCGGTCCGTCTCCTGGATCGGGACCTGAGCACCCTGAGTGACGGCTCGGGGATCGCGGTCGAACTGGAGCGAATCAGGCGGGACCTGACGACCGATCCTCACGGGGCGATCGGGGCCGCCAAGCAGCTCATCGAGGCCACGGCGAAGACGGCTCTCCGGGAGCTGAGCATCGAGATCGACAAGAATGCCGCGCTCCCGACTCTGGTCAGCACCGTCCAGAAGGCACTGAAGCTCGACGCCGGTTCGGCTCCCGACGGGCCTGACGGCAGCAAGGCCGTGAAGAAGATCCTTTCCGGCTCGGTGAACATCGCCGTGGGCGTCGCGGAGCTGCGCAACCAGGGCTTCGGTAGTGGTCACGGGCAGGCCAGCGCGCCGTCCGGGCTGGGGGTTCGTCATGCCCGCCTGACCGTCAACGCAGCCGTGACCTGGTGTGAGCTGATCCTCGACACTCTGGCCGACCCGGCCGCGCCGTGGCGCAAGGGCCAGGTCTGACCTACTTCCAGAACACCTCGACCCGGTCCGGGTTCCAGACGTTGAAGGGCCGGGTCGCGGGGTGGATCAGGATCTCTCGGATCAGCCCCCGGTACGTCGACTGCTTCCGGGCGACGGAGTAGTCCTTCCACGCCTTCCGCAGCTCGGCCGCGCTGACCTCGGAGAGGTTGGCCTTGACCCCGTACTGAGCGATCTCCTTGCGGGCCCCGGCCATCCGGCCGTTCAGGGTGTCGATCGCGTCCCGGATCTCCCGGGCCGGGCGGTCGCCGTCCAGGAGTTCGTCCCCCAGCTCCTTCTTCCGCCGCTCCCAGCGGGCGAGCTTGGCCTCCAGCGCTGGGCGGGGGTCGTTGTCGTCCGCCTCGGCCGCCGCCTCGACCTCCTCCAGGCGCTTGAAGAGGAGCTTCTCCAACAGCGGCTCCAGGTCGGGGATCTGGATCGTCCGGCCTCCACAGCCGCCCCCGTCCTTCTTGCACGTATAGATGGGCATGTCCTTGTCCCCGCGCTGCCCCGTGCTCATCCGGTGGTGCTTCTTCCCCTCTTCCTTGCAGGAGCAGGGCTCGCCCGCGACGTGCGAGACCTTGCACGTGCACTTCACCAGGCCGCTCAGCGGGTACTTCAGGGCCGGGGTGTCCCGCTCGCCGTACTCCGCCTTGAACTCCTCGGAGCGCTCGGCGAGTAGGGCTCGGATCATGTCGCTGTCCTCGGGCTCGATGATCTTCGGCCAGACGGCCTGACCGTAGATCTCGCCCCTGTGCTCCTTGCGGCCCGAGATCCGGCCGGACATCAGCAGGAACCGCATGGCCTGGTACGACCAGGCCCCGCCGGTGGACGTCTTGATGCCCGCCTCGTTGGCCTCGGCCACCAGGGTCCCGAGCTTCTCGCCCTCCAGGACGCGGCGGGCCCACTTCTTGATGTGGGCGGCCTCCTCCTCGTTCAGGATCTCGCCCAGGATCTTCCGGCGTGAGCCCTCGCCGTCGAAGAGCCGGGTGTAACCGAAGGGCCGGTGGCCGGAGTTGTGGATCTTCCCGGCCTCGACCAGCTCCTGGATCTTGCGGAGGATGCGCTCCTGCTTGTGCTCGACCTCGTACTTCGCGATGGCCCCGAGCATCCGGGCGACCAACCGGCCCGTGGGGGTGCTCAGATCGAGGTCGCCCGCCTTGACGGTCGCGATCTCGGTCTTGTGGTCCTCCACGATGTTGATCAGGTGCTCCAGCTCCACGGGCTGGCGGTACACGCGGTCCGGGTGCCAGGACACGATGGCGTCGATGCAGCCCATCTCGATGTCGGCCAGCATCCGCAGGTAGTCCTTGCGCTTCTTCCGGCGGTCCGCGGCCGTCACGTCGTTGTCGATGTAGACCTCGATGACCCTCCAGCCGAGGGAGGCGGCGAGGAGTCGGCAGTCGTCCTCCTGGCGCTTGACGCCAAGTCCCCCGCCCTCGCGGTCATCTGAGATGCGGACATAGATCCCGACGCGGCGAACCCGATCTCTGGCGGAGGTCTTCATGCCCTTGACGGTAGCTGAGCTGGTGGGGTCCAAGGAAGGTGTGGCACCATGGCTCGGCCTACCAGGACCCGGAGCTCATACGCAGGGTGGCCCCACGGCTCGCGTTGATCTCGTGCGGCCGGGACAACCCGAAGACTCGTGACTTCCAGTTCTAGCACGTCGCCCCTGGTCAGCGCACTGCTTCGGCCACAGGGGCGGGGGTGCCGAGGGTCCGAGCGCCGCTCATTCACGCGACTACTGAAGTCCTCATCCGCGTAGCCTGATTGGGCCAGAAAGACAGTGCCCCGGCGGGAAGGGTGAAGGCTTCCGCACCGGGGCTTACCGACTGAATTGGAGTCGGCATGACGGAGCCTATCGCCGCTGGAAAGCCCGAGTCCCTGCGCCGCCTACCGTGGACCGGACCCGAGGGCAGCGCGGAATACGCAGCGCCCGAGGACGGCGTCGAGCAGATCGCAGACCGCACCGAGGCACACCTCATCAGAATGGCGCGCAACGATGCCGCCTACGCGCTGACCATGGCGGAGCGACCGGAAGTCTCGCGCACTGATCTCTGCCTGCTGGTACGGAAGTTGGCCGGTGCTGTGGGCGATGTTGCCAGCGTCGCCGAACTGCGCGGTGAACGACTCAACGAACCGATCTACGCCCCTGCGGTTCGGGCACTGGAGGAAGCCTTGCGCGCGGCTCTGAGCCAGCGCTGATCAACCAGTAGCCCCGCAGCGCTCCGGGACGTTCCCAGGGGCGCTACGGGGCCTTTTGCTGCGGTCAGTGCTTACGTGGCTGGACAGGGGAACGGGTGGAAGCATTGCGCCGCCACCACAACCCCTTGCACGTGGACGGAGAGAGGTTGAAGAAGTGCCCGCACTGTGCGCACCAGGGCAACCCGTTCTCGGGGTCTGTAGGGCACTCGGCGGCACAGCGGGGGCACTTCTCCACGGGACCTACTCTCAGGCGCTCAGATCGAACTCTCCGGCCTTGACAGCGTCGGTGAGCGTCACCCACTGGTCGGGCGTCATGGTGACGATGGTCTCGGGGCGCTCGCTGTCCCGCAATGCCACCACGCCCGGCAAGTTCACGGCCACCTGCGGGCAGTTGCCCACTTTCTTGTCACGGCAGGCAGCCGCACTGACGAATTCGTACTCGGGGATCGCGTTCATGGTGCCTATCCCTTCGCTGAACTGCTGCGGGGAAACGGTCCCCGTGCCGTCTTGCAATCCGCCCCGGTGAACGCTCGACCTGTCCGGCGCTCACTGGTGCGGAAGTCAGGCCCGGCGGACGTTGCGCGGGTCGTTCGGATGGCCCCACACCATGTGGACATGCATGGCGCGAACAGTTGCGGCAGCCGCTTTCGGATCACCCGTCTTGACTGCCTCGGTCACGCCCATCCGTAGCAGCGCGCAGACAGGGCACGTCTCCGGGTCGACCCTTCCGGGGCGGGGGGTCCGAAGATCAAAAAGGATCAT